CTCAAGTTTGGAAACTTCTAATTCTAAATCTTGTCTATCTTCTTTAAGAATTTTAGTTTGTCTATCAATTTCTTTTCTAACATTAGCTATAACTTTCTTTTCATCCTTTATAGCTTCTTTCTCACCTAATAATTCAATTTCAAGTTTTTTAAGTCGATCTTCTTCAGTTCTGATTTTATCTCTCAATTTATCCTCATCTTTTTGAAGATTTTCAAGAGTCAAATTAGCTTCTTTTAATTTATCATCTAATTCTCTATTCTGTGAGGAATATCTTTCTTCAAGTTGGTTCTTTCTCTCTAAATAATTCAATTCTAAATCTTTTTCTTTAGTATCATATTCAGAAATTATTTTTTCTTCTCTATCTATAAGTTGTTTATCTAAATCATTAATTGATTCTTTTAAATTCTTTTCCTTTTCCTGATATTCTGAAAGAAGATTTCTTTCTTTATCAAGCATTTCACTTTCTGATTTAACTATTTTTGTGTCTAAATCTCTCTCTTTTTCTTCTAATTCTTTCTCACGAGTTTCAAACTCTAATTTCTTCAATTCGAATTCTTTTTCTTGAGTTTTAAACGATTCAATTTTTCCATCTATTTGTTTAGATAAATCAATCTTATCTTGTGTCTTTTTCTTATCGGAAAAAATAACGTTAGCACCAACTACTAAAGAAACCGCCAATGGATCGAATACCAACATTAAAGCAATAATAAACCAGTTTACCACCGCATCCATAGTTGTATTAGTAATTTTAGCAATATATTTTAAAGGTCCTATCTCACCAGCTAAATCAGTATTGGTTTCTAAATCTAATTTCTGTAAATCTATCTTTGTGATAGAATCATTCAAAGCTGACTCTTTTAAACCTAAGTCATCTCTTCTTTTCTGACTTGATAGTAATTGCCCTTCAAAAGCCTTTCTATTGGCAGATGAGGTGGTAGTCAAAATATTACCAGACTTGTCTTTATAAGTTTGATTATTATTAGATAAACCCTTAGTCAAATCTACAATATTATCATTCAATCTTTGTTTTTCAGTACTAATGTCATTTAATTGTGTTTCAAACATTTTTCGTTTAACATCTAAAACTGCAATTTGTTTATCAACATTTTCAACTTTATAAGCAGTCTCAGAGTATGCTGATGATAAGTATCCGTAAATACCAGCTGAAGTTATAACCATTAAGGTAAAAATAGCTATAAAATAATAAGCTTTAAGTCCGGTGTTTAATTTTCCCCAATATTGATAAAGAAGAGATGCTAAAATTAATTTAGCGATCTCTAAAGATGTCATCATAATCATCACATTAGTTGATGATCCAGAAAACATCTTACCAATTCCGGTAACTGAATAGAAAGCGGCTGATAGTGATACCGAAAGTGCCGATATCACTACTAAATATGGTAATATTTTTTTTTCCATTAAATAAATTTACTTTTAAGTATATATTTAGAAAGAGAATTCATCATAACTAGATTCATCAACATCTTGTTTAAAAGCGCCAACCGTATATGAATCTATCTCAGTTTCTTGTGGAGCATTTTGAACTTGTGTTGAACCACCGGTCCAAACATTAATCCAAGTAATTGGATTTTGAACTTTCTCAAAAATTGGATCATAACCAATAATCTTCATACGATTATTAGTTAACCATTTCATATATTGAGTTAAAATTTCAGCATTCAAACCAATCATTGAACCATCTTTGAAAAGATACTCAGCCCACTCTAACTCTTCTTTAGCCGCATCTTCATACATCTTCAAAACAAGAGGCTCACATTCTTCAACTATCTTTTGAAATCCTTCTTCCCATTCTTCTTTGAATTGTTTTAGAATAAAAGAAGTGAAACCCATATGAAGATTTTCATCACGATTGATTAAAGAGATAATCTTAGCGTTTCCTTCCATTTTCTTATTTTGAGCGAAACAATAAGAACAAGCAAAACTTACATAGAAACGAATACCCTCAAGTATATTGATTGATACAAGAGTCAAATAAAGTTTCTTTTTCTTATCATACTCACTTTCTTCTGGAATTGAATTAATCAAGCTATCATAATAGTGAGTTACTGATGAAGCTCTTTTCAAGATTTCCTCATCTTTCATAATTGAATCAAATACCTCACTTGGATTAGAGTAAATATTCTTAATAATATAAGTGTAAGAGTATGAGTGAAGAGTCTCAAAAAATTCCCAAGTTTTAGCAAATAACTCAACTTCTTGGTTAGAACAATATTCTAACAAATTAGAAATACCTCTACTCTGAACCGAATCAAGTAATATTTGATATCCTAAATTTTTGGTGAAAATGAATTTTTCATGTTCTGTCAATGATTGAAAATCTCCTTTATCCTTTGAAAGATTAATTTCCTCCGGACGCCAGAAATAAGAAATATGTTGTTTAAACATATTAAATATCTTTTCATAACGGAATTTATCATATCGTTGTATAGAAAGCCCATCACCACCAAAGAAGAGGGGTAATTTTGTAAAATCCTGATTTGAATCTAGGTTAAGTATATGTTTCATAAGTTTATTTTAGTGTTTTTATTATATAGTTTTTTCTATTTAGGTTGTTGTATCCGTTCTAAAATCTTATTTTTAATACAAGTCCCTATTTCACAAATCAGATGGAACAGGCACCACTAGCACAATCCCCATCCATTCCCATAGAATCTAAATCATCAGATTTTTTGTCATCAGTGTTAGCATAATATAAGGTCTTCAAACCATATTTGTAAGAATAAAGTATATCTTTAATTACACCACCAATTGAAATACCATCAGATGAATATTGGTAATAATGATTAGCTGAAATAGATTGGTCTATCCACTTTTGGATTACTGCACAAATATTAGTATATCCACGATTATCTAGCATTTCAAATGCCATCTCATATTTATTTTTCAATTTAATACACTCTGGTGCTACTTGCTTAACCAAACCCGATTTGGATTTTTTAGTAATAACAAGTGACCGAATTGGTTCAATACCATTAGTAGCATTTTGAACAACTGCTGATGATTCAGCTGGCATTAAGGCAGTTAGAACTGAATTCCTCAAACCAAATTGTTCAATATCTTTTCTTAAAGATTCCCAATCACAAGAGTGGTCTCTCTTAATCAACTCATCAACATTTTTGTTATACCTATCAATTGGAAGAACACCTTCAGAATATGTTGTTTGGTCAAACCATTCACATTTTCCAAACTCTTGAGCCAGTTTATTAGAAGCTTTCAAAAGAGAGAATTGAATATGTTCAAACAATTCATCAACATAAAAAAGTGCTTCTTTATCAGAGTATTTAATACCTTGCTTAGCTAACCAATAAGCAAAATTAGTCACACCAACACCAATACTTCTACGTTTTAACATTTTCTTAGCCGCATTGATTGGATAATCTTGATTCTCAATTACATAGTCTAAGATTCTAACAATATACTCAGCTACTTTATAAAGCTCATTCCAAGATTTAATATTACCTAAGTTAAAAGCTGCCAAAGTACAAAGTGCAATTTCACCATCTGAATATTGTTCAGTTTCTTTCTTATCATCAACATCATAAATGTTTTGAATTGGAGAAGTTGGAAGAATAATCTCAACACAGAGATTTGACATCTTCATTCTTTGAGTGAATGGTGAATTGTTGTTAGCATTATCAATGTTCATAACATACATTCTACCAGTACCAATTCTTTCTTGGGCAAAGGCATTCATTAAATCACGAGATTTAATTGTTTTTCTCGGAATTTTCTTATCTGATTCATATTTTAAATATAATTCCTCAAATTTAGGAAGTCCAAATACATCATAAAGTCCTGGAACATCAGAAGGTGAGAAAAGTGAAATATCACCATTAGAAACAAATCGAGAATAAAATAATTTCTCAAATTGAATACCATAATCCATGTGTCTTACACGGTTATCATCAGTTCCTTTGTTGTTTTTAAGAACCAATACATCTTCAATTTCTTTATGCCACCAAGGGAAATAAAGAGTAGCTGAACCTTTTCTAATACCACCTTGAGAACAAGAATGTAAAGTAGATTGGAACATTTTAAAGAATGGAATAACACCTGTGTGAACTACTTCACCATTTCTAACTTTAGAACCAAGTGCTCTAATTCCACCAGCACTGATACCGATACCGGCTCTTTTAGCCACATATTGCCCAATAGCCACATTACCATAGAAAATTGAATCAAGTGAATCACCGATTTCAATTAAAGTACAACTTGAAAACTGACGATTTGGAGTTCTAATACCAGCCATAATTGGAGTTGGAAGAGAAATCTTGTGTTCTGAAATAAGATCGTAAAGTTCTTTTACATAATCCATTTTAACATCTTTAGAATAAGAAGCAAAAACGGTTAAGGAAATCATCATAAAACAAAATTGAGGAGTTTCATACGATTTGCCCGTACTTCTATCTTTAACAAGATACTTATCGATTAGTTGTTGAAGTCCAGCATAAGTCAATTGATAATCTCTATCATGTTTGATATAACCATTAGCCTTTTCCAATTCTTCTTCGCTGTAGTTTTCCAATATTAATTTATCATATAAATCTTTTTTGATATTTGATTTGATAACATCAATCAATTTTGGCATCTCAACTTTAGTTTCAAATACTTCTTTACGAAGAAGATAGTTTAATAGGTTAGATGCAACATATTGATAGTTAGGCGATTTTTCACTAATTAAATCAACAGCTGATTGAATAAGAACTTTGTGTATCTCGGAAGTTTTAATTCCAGGATAAAATTGAATATGAGCATTCATGGCTACATCAGATGCTGATACACTGCTCAATCCATCAGTTGCCCAAAGGAGGACTTTATTGATTTTTTCAGCATTAAATTCTTCAGATACACCAGTTCTTTTAGTGACACTTAGATTGTTTGATTTTGTTTTTTTTACTTCTTTTAATAAAGTTTCTTCCATACTAATCGTTAATTTTTTTTATTCGAGTTTTTATATATTGAGGACATTTTTAATCAATTTTCTTCTACTTTTGTTTTTTTAAAGAAAATCAATGTTGTCCAATTTATTTAAATTATGTTTGAATTTTGTGTTATTTAATATCTTGGTAATGAATGAGATATGAATCTCATAGATATTCTCATATGAATCTACCTTGAAAAGAGAAGATATATAATTAGTTTCCACCACAACTCCGGTGTATAACTTTACTTCACCAAGTATATCAGCGTTTTCAAATTCTAATTCAGTTCCTAAATGAATATTACGATTAGTTATTTCTTTAGAATTTTGATTTTTTCCAATGTGATCCTGTAATTCCAGAATAATTAAATTTCTCCATTTATTATCTAATAACTTAAACATATTAAATAGATTATCAGAAAAATAAACAGACAACTCATTAAATAACTCTACATTGGTAAATCTATCATTTTTTAATTCAACAACAAGTAGTAAATAATAATTGTTGAAATCTACTCTAGAAGGCTTTCTACGGTTATTTAAAAAATTCAAAGTGGTTTTAGTTGAGAGTATTTCATAAACTCTCTCTTTTACTCTTTTCTGTCTCAAATATGATTCATTATCATATGATTCAGAATAAAATAGAGAACCTCTATCTACCTCAAATTTATCATTGTGAAAAGAAGAAATATTATCAGTTTCCTCTGAAACATCTTCTTTTTTTCCTTTAAAAATTGAGTCATATTTCAAAGAATGCTTTCCTTGAACTTTATGCTTAGAAAGAACTACATCATCGGTCTCTGCTTCAACTACCTCATCTTCTGCCACATCTTCTAAAGTATCAGATACAATGTCATCATCTGATACTTCAATCACAATGTCCATGTTTTCATTTTCTTCCTCTGATATCACCACAGAAATATCTTCAATAAATTCTTCTTGTGGATCTTCTTCAGTATATGAATCCTCAACAGGACCTAATTCATCTTCATTTAAAAAATCATCTTCTGATTCTTCGTCAAATTGTCGTTTTTTAGACATTCATAATTATTATTTTTTAAGCATCAATAAATTGGTCATTCTCAAGTGTTAAGAATGTTGAATTTAAAGTCAATTTAATTTGACTTTTCAAAAAATCACCATCTCTTTGCTTGAGTAATTTAAATCGATACATATTAATACGCTTCATTTCTTCGGTTCTTATTATAGCAAAGAAGGTATCACTTGTTTCAGCAATAGCTTTACTTTCCGGAACACTTTCTAGTGTAATATCACTCGAATTCCAAGCATCCTTTGCCACCTGAACACCAGTTATCACTGGACATTTATACTTAGCACCAAGAGCTCTTAAACCCTCAGCTAAGTGTTTTCCTTTAGTGTATAAGGAATCATTAGCTCCTTTAGGTGATGCAACAAGTGTTATATAATCAACAATTACTAAATCGATTTTTAAACCTCTTCTTTGTTGTAGTTTTTGTATATAATTATCAAAATCCAATATTGTAGCTGTGCCAGCTGCCCAGAACTTTGTAAATATCTTACCTACTGATTTTTGAAATAAATCACCACCCTCTTTCAAAGAACCCATATTAGCAATTCTTTTTCTAATAAACTCAGTATCCTTACTTTGTTTATCATAATCATTGATAGGTATCTTCAGACGCATTGCTCCTAGTCTCTTCATTACTTTTCTCTCCGACATCTCTAAAGTAATATAAAGAACATTTGAACCCATATCTGCCGATTTAACAGCAAAGTTTTGCATCCAAAGTGATTTACCATTATTGGTCTCTGCCATTACACAATTAAGTGTTTGTATATCCCAACCACCACCAAGCATATGATCAACGGTTTCAAATCCTGATTTAACTTTAAATTTAGATGTATCTTGCAAGTGATGTTCAGGATCGTCAAAATCAGAACCAATATCATCATCATCGATAAAATTTGTAGAGGACATTTCGTCTACTATTTTTCTAATTCTTTCAGAAGCTTCGATAGCTTTATCGAAATCAGAGATAGAGTCAAAATTTCTTGTTTCATCGATAATATCTATCGTTCCGGTTTTCAACCTATTAGTCAAAACCCAAGCATTGAATTTAGGTTCGATAAAATTCTTTTCATCATATTCAGCTAAATTAACCTGTAAAATTGACTTTAGAATTTCTTTAGTAATGGTACCTTCTTTATCTTCTAAGGTAATCATATCTAAGATTTGTTTTGGACTTGGTGCTTTAGCGTCAATTTTTTTTATCATGTATTCTCGTATAACACCATAAACAAACTGAATTTCAGAGTTTCTAAAGAAATAAGGCTTTACTAATTCAAAAA